CTCAATAGGATGATAAGATCTAGATATCCAACTAAGACTAATAAAGCAGCTTTCTTGTTTACAAGTTTGCTCCAGGGTGTAAAGAGGGGTGCCGCCGTTGTTCCTGAGGTTTACGTCTCCAACAGTTATTCAAAACATGTTGAGATCTTGACAAAGCCTCCGAAGCGTCTTGATGAAGACTTGCTTTGTGATCTTGATGACAAGTTTGATGCCGTTTTTCGCGGTTTTCACATGTCAGATCGGAAAATTCTTCGGCCTACGGAGCCTTCTAAACGTGCTTCCTTCCTCTTTAATGGGGTAGAAGGCGGTCAAGAGAGAGACTTTCTCGAAGCGGTCGAGGAGGTAACTAAGAGCCGAAAGCTTCTTAGTTACCGCCTCGATCGCTTCGGGTTTGAATCTGAACGCCGTGTTACGTTGCAGGAAGCTATGGAAAAAGGTTACAATAAATTCGAATTTGGTCCTGGGAAGCGCAACCATAATAATCTCATAGTGAGTGTCCCGATTAATCCCGTCAGTTATGCTGACTTGATATATCGGGACATATATTATAATGATCTTATGATTATGGAGCACAGGACAAAATCCGGATTTCTTGAAACATTAAGGGGTAGGGGTTTACCAGAAGATTTGCGTTATCAATTGATAAAGAAGGCATACGACGACAACTTCGCAAGGAGTTTGTCATGTAGAGTCGTTGCTATCCGCGAATTTCTGAAGGTCCGTGTTATCACGGCTGGTTCAGGCCTTCCATATGGTCTAGCAAAACCTTATCAAAAGGATTTGCTAAGTCACATACAAGGTCTGCCTCAGTTCGTTTTGACTGGTGAACCCCTGACTGCTGTGCATCTGCATGAACTCTTTGAAAGAGAAAAGGCGTTAGATGAGTATTTAGTGAATCTTAGTGATGATCCGTGGTGTAGAACTCCGACGACCAATATGGTCTCAGGAGATTATTCTGCTGCCACGGATAATATTAAGATTTCTGTTACTCTTCAGGCCTATGATTCTACTTATCGATCCCAAGTAAGGTCCAACAATTCCCATTTGTCTAATATGTATTTTAAGACATGTCGGAAATTGTTGGAACCCCATAACTTGGTTTATGAAGTAGGCTCTTTCTGTGATTACGAGTTTGATATGGGTAATAAAGAAGCTACTCGAGCGAACATTCTTCGAGTTCTCCCTGCTTCTGCCGCAGATGCGTGGTTAGGTACTTTCTCCGGTGCTTCTCTCGGTATGCGAAATCTTTGTTCCTACGAAGTTTTTGAACAGAGGAATGGTCAATTGATGGGTTCTCCCATCAGTTTTCCATTCCTCTGTGTGATAAACCTCGTAGCATATTGGATTTCCTTAGAGAAGTACCTTGGGAAGAAAGTTCCCCTACGTTTACTGCCTGTTCTGATAAATGGTGATGATATATTCTTCCGATCCAATGATATGCATTATCGCCTCTGGTTAGAG